TTTACATAAATACGTTAAAGAAAATCCACATTCGAAACAGGCCCAACAGATTAACAATGTATATAAATCGTTGGCCAACAACACTACCAAATCCATGTATAAACACGTTGAAGCTATATTAGTGCAATTAGACGATTTTATTAAGAAGGATGATATGTATGGTTTATTGGCTATGGTGAATAGAAATGAAATTATATCTTGGTGTTCGCCAATACAATGGTATATGGCACCAGATGAAAAAAATGTGAAAAACTATATTAGTCATTTAACAAATGGTCGCTTAGGCATATACGATTATTTAATTTATATTGAAAATCCAGCGGATGATAATGAAACGAAAAAATATAAAAAATTAGTTAAGAAAAATTATTTAAATTATATTGAAGAAGTATTTGTTGCGTGTATAGGGAAAGAACGTGCAAAACAATATAAACCCCAATATATCTGGGACGTTGAGTATTCAATGTTACTTGAAATGGGTTGCGAAGAACATATCAAACAAGATCCAAATTTTTATAATAAAACCAGTGGACACGATTTAATGAAAAAATGCGATTTTGATTGGGAGCAATTTACGAAAAATCTTGGCTATAAACAATCACCCAAAAATGTTATTGTTAGTAATTTAAATTCGTTAAAATGTATTACCCGTTTATTAAAAGAAAATTGGAATACAATTCAATGGCAAACGTATTGGTTATTTATTCAATTTAAACAAATAATTCGTTTTGAAGATTCTTTACGAAATATCCATTACAAATTTTATAATCATTTCTTAGAAGGTCAACAGGCCCCAATGCCGTCCGAAATTTACCCTGTTTTTGGTCTCTCTTTAATGTTTAATACCTTTTTATCCGAGCAATATGTGAAACATAATTATAATCCGTTATATGTCAATTATGTCAAACATTTAGTAGCCGATTTGAAAGAATTATTTATTAAAAAAATCGAAATAAACACGTGGTTGTCTCCAAGTACAAAAAAAGCGGCATTAAGTAAATTACATAAATTGAAGATTATTGTCGGTAAACCTGAAAATCTACGTTATGATCCATTGCTTGATTATGTCGCGGATGATCCTTTAATAAATGTCGGTCGTTTAATAAAATGGAAACATGAAAAATATATTAAACTAGAAGATAAACCAGTGATTGATATACCAGAATTTGATTGGAATGTATTTAAAATAACCGGTACCCAATGTTATATGGTAAATGCGTATTATCGGGCTAATAGTAATTCTATTTATGTGCCTTTAGCTTATTTACAAAAACCCTTTATTGATTTGGAAGAAAGAGGTTTAGAATATAACTTGGTATATATTGGATATACTTTAGGTCACGAATTATCTCATTCTTTAGACGATACTGGAAGTAAATTTGATGCCGATGGCAATTTAAATAATTGGTGGACAGATGCCGATCGAAATGTATTTAAGGAAAAAATAAAAGATGTCGTGAAGCAATATGAAACATTTGCAGCACGTGATGGAATTAAATTTGATGCTTCAGTAGGGGTCGGTGAAGATTTAGCAGATATTGCTGGTATGGCTTTAGTCGAAGGTTATTTATTGGATAATCAAGTTATTAATGATGAAGGTACAAAGATTAAGAAAACAAATTTGATGAAATTATATATGAATTTATGTGTGCAAGCCCAACAACAAATTTATAAAAACGCGGTGAAAGCCCAATTAAAAATGAATCCACATCCTTTAGAAAAATATAGAGTAAATTGTGCATTAGCTCGTTTAGAATTATTTAAGACAATTTATGGCGTTAAAAAAGGCGATGGCATGTGGTGGAATAATGATACTATATGGTGATTTAGTTTAGTCAAAAAATTATATGTCAAAAAATTATATGTCAAAAAATTATATGTCAAAAAATTATATGTCAAAAAATTTATATAATTTAGTTTATTCAATTATATAATTTAGTTTATTCAATTATATAATTTAGTTTAGCAATTTATATAATTAGTAAATTAATAGTATAACTTTAACATTTTAACATTATTTAACAAAATTATATTTTTTTGTTACATATATATATAAATGCCCCGTCGAAGCTCCCGTCGTGTTTCCCGTAAACGTTCTACCGCTGCTAAGCGTCGTGCCATTAAAACCGCCAAAAAGGTTGTGCGTAAGAGTGTTGCCGCTGCTCACATGGCCGTCAAGAGTGTCAAAATGGCCGCTGCCAGTGCTGCCAAGGCCGCCAAGTCCAAGTCCATGACTGTCGCAAAAGCCCAACAGGTCGCCCAAAACGTTTCTCAGGCCGTTGCCAAGGCGGTTAATGCAGCGAAAACTGTGTCTCAGGCCCAAACCCAGGCCAAGGCCGTGTCGCAAGGACAACAGGCCAAGTAAATGATTGAAAAAATAAATTTTCAATATAAAATAATTTTAAAAATAAAATAATAATTATAAAATTATTATTTTTTATCTCGTATATTTCATTTCATATATATTTTTTTTTCATATAAAATTCTAAACCTACTAGCGTGCATACATTAAACCCGCATTACCCGAAGTAAAGGTCAAGATATTAAATCTCTCTTCCAAAACCGTCAAGTCATAATTGTAATCATAAATTCGCCACGCAGGTTTATTCACACCAATTACTTCGCCACTATTTGGATTACATATCGTAAACACACTAGCGGATGGATCTAAAGGTGGCTGATAGGTACTAAATTCAAATTCAATCACCTTAAATTTACTCATATTCATGGCCCCACTCGGTTGAAAATCAAATGGATTTGTATTCAAATTGAAATTGTAACAATACAATCCATCTGGCGCATTTCCATTTGAACGCGCATATTTTTCAATATAATTAAACACGCCGGCATCAAACTGATTTTCGCGATACTTGCCATCTAATAAAAGCGCCCAATTTTGCATAATATCTTTTTGATTGCTCGGCGAATATTGGCCCGTTACAAAAATACTGGTCGCTGTATTACTTAACCCTTGATCGAGACCTGTACCGGAGGGATCTACATTTGGTGCATAACTACCACACGACAAGTTAATAGTTTCATAGATTGCCGGCGTCGGATATTGTAAATCGTGTGGTAAATAATCATAAGGCCAGTTACTATAGTTTGACCATTCATTCCGCATAAATGCATCACTTCTTTGAAAAAACCACATCCAATTGGCGACCATACTTAAACTTTCTAAGGCGACTTTTTTCGTGCCTGTCACATTTGGAAATTTATAATCATAAATCTCTTTTATTAAATAGGTTTGTTGTTGCGCGGCAAATACTTTTACTTCATCTTCCGATAAAAACGCATAGGTGCTAATTAAATGCACATCGGCGGCCCAATTCGTGCGTTTATTCGCTTGAGAATAATCCAGTTGCACATTTGGCGGCGGTTGTAAAAACCGGTAAAATTGAAATCTCTCATCATTTTGGTTGGCTTGTTGGTAATTCATATCAATACTGGTTACATCTCGCACGACATATAATTCATTTATCGGGCGTATTTCAAATTCAATATTCAACTCATTATATTGTAAACTAACTAAAGGAAAGGCCATTTTGGCCGCGAGCGTAAACCAAATATTCAAGGGAATGTATAATTTTCTTGCCCGAATAGAGGGTTCCGGTCCTAAATCGGAAGCATCATAATACGCATTCGGATATACATTTACACGGGTTCCCGAATTACCTGGATCGTTTAATTCTTTTACAAGACCCGTCATGTTGTAATAGAGTTGTTTTTTGGATTCATTAAAATCCCGCTCAATGAGATTATACAAATATTGCCCCGAAAATTTTTGGATGATTTGTCCCCCGACCGTAAATTTGACTTCTTTTATCATCTGTGTGCCTAAATGTTTAATCCATTTAAATTCATATGGCCGCCATTGTCCCCCACAAGTCGGTGGATAGATTGGACTCCATATAGTCGGTAAGGTGACGACAAAATAAGTATCCATCAATAAATCGGCATAGCGTGGAATTTTGAAATTAAACACGGAGGATTCATTTAATCGTAGTGTTCTTAAACCATCAAAATCAATACGAAATTTTTGTAAGCCAAAATTTGTATATTTAGCATATTTACATTTAAACATGGTTTTAGATGGATTGCCGTTTAAAAATACATTTTGATTTCCATAGGATACTAAATTTAATAATCCGCCAGGCATATATTATATACTATGATGACTATTTTTAACTCTGTTTTTATTTATTTAAGATAAAAATAATAGTTGGTTAATATAAGTTATGAGTAATAATAATGATAATAATAATGGAAATCTTGCAGTAACTGATAAATATCAAAGAGCTGTAACAAAAGCGGCATTCGATTCTGTCAGAAATCCACTTCAAACCACAAAATCGGTGGCCAGTGCAGCAAAATTTGGTCTATTACATCCAATGCAAGGCACCCGCAAGTTAGCTGATCTTACCAAAAAAGGTTGGCGTGCCACCTCCAACGCAATCAATGAAATGGCACAAAAACAACGCACAGGTGATGCCTTGTCTTTTAATGCCAAAAAACCAATTATAGTTCAAATGTCAAATATCGGCGGCGATATGTTACAAAATTTTAAGCAGATTGATGGTATTACACGCGTTATGATTATTATCATAGGTTTTTTATTTTTTGTTATCTTTTGGTGGGTGCTTAATAAGTTTAATTTGAATAAAAGTAATTGTACTAGTTTAGAAAATATCTATACTAAATTTCCTGTAATACAATCGATCAATATCGAAAATCCTAACTTTTGTTATAAATTACGTGATTTTTATGTAAAAACGGCTTATAATTGTTGCGCAGGCGGCAAATATAAAAACGATTTTGTAAATGTATGTGCGTTGAAAAACTGTATTCGGCAAGGTGCTCGTTGTTTGGATTTTGAAATTTACTCGGTAAATAATCGACCAGTGATCGCGGTATCATCGGTCGGTGATAATAATATTAAAGAATCTTACAATAGTGTACCGTTTGCCAAAGCCATGGAAATTGTAGGTCTCTATGCATTTTCCGGCAGTACTTGTCCAAATCCAAGTGATCCCTTAATATTGAATTTTCGTATTATGAGTAATAATAAAAATATTTATGATGATATCGCAAAATCCTTATATAATACTTTAGAAGACCGTTTACTCGGTAAAAAATTTAGTTATGAAAACAATGGTGTCAATATTGGTGCAATGCAATTGAAAAAATTAATGGGAAAGATTATCATTATTGTCGATAAAGCAAACCCGTTATTTACAAATACCTTATTAAATGAATATGTAAATATTGCGAGTAATACACCGTTTATGCGTTCATTGAGATATAAAGATGTCCAGTTTACGCCGGATATGGAAGAATTAAAATTTTACAATAAACAAAATATGTCCATTTGTTTACCAAATATGGCTGCCAAAAATTCAAACTATTCCTCTAGGTTAGCAATGGCATATGGTTGTCAATTTATTGCCATGTCTTTTCAGAATTTTGATTCCTATATGGAGGATTATAATACCGTTTTTGAGGAAGTAGGTAGTGCTTTTGTCTTAAAACCCGAATTATTACGATACATTCCGGTCTACATCGATAAACCTCCACCGGCGGATCCGAAATTATCATATGCGGAACGAATGAGTAAACCATTGGGCGCAAGTGGACCTGCTGTACTTGATATTAAATTTTAATTTGATTATATATTTTACTTATCATTTTTTACTTATATTTTTTAGTTATCATTTTTTTAGTTATATATTTTACTTATCATTTTTTAGTTATATATTTTACTTATCATTTTTTTAGTTATATATTTTCTTTTATTATAATAAATGACAGATTGTAATAAAAAATTAACATTTGAAGAAAAAGAATTAGCATTATTACGTAACGCCGTTGATAATTTTGAAGTAAAAACGGGCGAAAAGATTGCCCAATCACCCGATATTATTAATATAATAAAAATTTTAGAAGAATTTTTAAAAAAGAAAAAATTAGTGTGTTATGGTGGAACGGCCATTAATAATATCTTACCCAAAGATGCCCAATTTTATAATAAAGATCTTGAAATTCCCGATTATGATTTTTATTCCCCGAATGCCATGAAAGACGCCAAAGAACTGGCCGATATCTATGCCAAACATGGTTATGCAGAAGTCGAAACGAGATCAGGTATGCACGCTGGTACGTATAAAGTATTTGTGAATTTTATTGGAATTGCAGATGTTACTCAAATCGGGAAAAATGTGTTTAATGTATTAAGTAAAACGGCCACTGTTATAAATGGCATATACTATTCGCATCCCGATTATTTGCGTTTACAAATATATAAAGAATTATCCCGCCCGGAAGCCGATATAAGTCGTTGGGAAAAAATATATAAACGTCTTATTTTATTACACAAACATTTCCCTTTAAAAAATAACCCCAAGTGTGCTCAAATTAATTTTATGAGAGATTTTGTCGGAAATAAAGAAATAGCAAATACGTTATATACGATTGTGAAAGACGCCATTATTAATGAAGGATATGTATTTATTGGAGGGTACGCGAGTAGTTTATATAGTCGTTATATGCCACCCGAGAAAAAAATTCAATTAAAAGAAGTGCCAGATTTTGATGTATTAGCCGAAAAACCATTAGAAGCCGCAAATATAATCAAAGCTACTTTGGAAAAAGCGGGTATTAAGAAGATTAAAATAAATAAAAAAGAAGCCGCCGGCAACGAAATGATATTAGACCATTATGAAATTGTCGTCGACGGGGATACATTATGTTTTATTTATGAACCACCCGGTTGTGTTAGTTATAACACGATAAAAATTAATAATAAAGTAGTTAAAGTCGCCACGATTGAAACCATGCTGTTATTTTTACTCGCTTTTCTTTATTCGGACCGCCCTTATTATGATCATGATCGAATTATTTGTATGGCCCAATATTTAGTAAATGTCCAAGCCCGAAATCGTTTAAAACAAAAGGGCTTATTAAAAAGATTTAATCTCAATTGTTACGGTCATGAAAAAACCTTGATGGAAATAAAAATCAACCGTTCAAATATGTTTAAACAATTAAAACATGATAGAAAATCGCCC